ATTTACCTCCTTTCTTGTTTTGTGAAGATATACTTTTTTGTAATAACATCTTCATCTAGTTCATAACATATTTTCTTCATTTTTATTGACGTGTTGAAGTACACGTAATTTTTTAGTTCTTGAAATGTATTGAAAATATATCCATCTGCTTCATATTTTCTAATCTTTTTCGGTTTTTTCATTTTCGTTAGGATATAATTTCCATGATTCTACTACTGCTATTATACGCTCGTCTTTTGGTATGACTGCCTTTGCAATTGTTACCGCTATTTTGTATGTACATTCTGTTGGTATTTCTTTTATCGTTACATGAAACGTAGGATTGTCTCCTGTTGTGATTACTGAAAATTTTGTTGCTGCCATAATTAAAATGATTTTTTAGTTAATACATATTATTGAATATACCCAATATCCGTTGTTTATTAATTTTTTTACTCTTTTGTCATTTTCTTCTAGCCATGTGATTGATTCGTAGTTGTTAAGTAATATTGCTTTAGTTGTTTTCATTATTTTTTTAACGGATTTACCGTTTTCGAAAATTATACAATACTTTGATAACATATTTACCTCCTTTTTTTTATTACATTACAAATATACGTGTTTTTTTTGGTTTCTACAAATTTTCTGATATTTATTTTTCCGATTTAATTTTTATTAACAATAGTATCTTTAAGCCTCCGTGGCGTTTGAACGGTGATGGAGCAATAGAGGGCGCATAGCCCTCCTTAACGTCTAGTACCTTAGTATCGGCAGAGCCGCACACCACGACCGTAGGTCGGGTGCCGGTCACTCCTTATCCCGGTTTTAAGGTAGCTGCCTTTTGGCTGAAGCCGTACCTCACCCTCCCGTTATACACTCTTATCTACTCGAGTGCGTAGTTTATGTGTAAGAATGGTTTTTATAATATAGATTGGAGAATAAATCGATGTCGTTATTGAATCGGTTTTCGTTTTCCTTCTCTTTTTTCTTTAGTTTCTCGGCAACCATAGTTGCTTTAGTTTCCGTCCACTGACGTTGTTTTTTAAGTTTGTTGAGATATTTTCTTTCATCCCAATCTTTTGGATTGTCGTAATATATTCTTTCGCATCGTTCTCGTTCGCTTACGAGTACTCCCATATATCTTGATTCTTCCGTTTTTAGGTCTATTTTGATGCCTAGTACATATACGATTCCTTTTTCGATTTTATCTAGGAATAGTTTTTCACGTTCTTCTTCTGTAAATATTTTGTTTCTGTAATAGATTGGTAGATTGAGTTTTCCACCGTTTCTCATTCGGTACGATTCGTTTGTTTTGCCTTGTATGTATACATGTTTTTTGGCGTCCTCTCGCTTGAGGTATCCTGCCCCTATTCCTGCCGAGCATAATACTTTCCCTCTGAATTTTGGGTGTTTTTCGTCGATTTTTAGCATGTATTTTGTGATGTAATTGATTGTTTTTTCATTCACAAAATAGCCGGTGAATGTGAAACCGTATTTCCAATTGTCTGTTATTTTCTTGCCATTTCCTAAGCCCCATACTATCCCGTGGAGATGCAATCTTTCTGTCTTTTCGTGTCCTAGTTCTGTAATAAACCAGTGTTTTACGGATTTTCCGGTTAATTTCCGTACTCTTTCTAGGCATAATCTTATGGCTTTTGTTGCAATATCATTGTCGTCTTTTAATTTGTATTTTTTGCTTATTTGCTTGTATGATTTATCATCGATTGTTAGTGTTAGAAAATAAGCATTTGGTGTTTGCCTGTTTTCCTCTGACATTCTTACCACCCATTGCCTTTGTTTTTGTTTTCTACACTCGTAACAGTCTCCGCATGCTGCTGTTATATAACGTAATCTTTTATCTGGACAAACAGGCGGTACCCCACCATTTTTTTTCGTTGGTAGATACCGCTTGTTTAGTATGAGTTTAGGATATAGACACATATTATTGAAAACCTGTTTTACCTACTTTTGCTCCCATGGCTGCTCCTGCTCCCTTGGATGCTATTTCTAACATTCCTAGTATAATGTCTTTGATAAGTTTTTGCTCTTCGATATCTAGACCTTTTTTACCTAGTTCGTATCTGTTTATCACATCTTGCGCGTAGGCTTCCATCTGATCTTTTTGAATGATTAGAGCTTTTCCTTCTTTGACAAGTTTTTCCCACCCTTGTAATATTTCTGCTGGAATTGCTTTTGCCTGTTCTTCATTAACTTTTTTCTGGCTTCCCTTCAGTAATATTTCAGCCATTAGGTTTTGGAGTATTAGAGAACTCTCTTTTACTTTGTTGTCAATCGTTTTTCTTTTTAGCTCATTGTCGAGGTCTACTCCGTCAATTTCCGCTGTTAGCTTGTCAATTCCTTTTTTGAGGCTTTTAACGTTCCAGCGTGTTTCCTCGGCTTTTTCTTTCGTCCAATCTGCGGTATTTCTTTTTAGTTCTTCTTCGGCGTCTGCTACTCTGATTTGTCCTAATATAAGTCCTCGTTTTATTTTTTCGTTTGAGGTTTGCGCTATTAGATTGTCAATGGTGGCTTGTTGCGCTTCTGTATCTACGCCTTTGATTTTATTTGCTTCGGCTTCGTTTTTGTTAGCTTGGCTTTCATTAAGTTTTATTTGGCTTAGTGCGTTTGCCATTTCTATTCCGATTTCCTGTGCTCTTAGACCCATTCCTACAGATTGGTCTTGAGGCAGTCCTACTCCGCTTGCTGTTCCTGCTCCTTGTGTTGAGCCTCCTTGTCCTCCCATTCCATAAATTAGCCCTGGACTTAGTCCTGCATCTTTTATGTGTTTCATTTGGTTTTCAAAGTTGGTGTAATTCCACATTTCTTTCGCTTGCGTTGTATTGAATTTGGCGTTTTTTCTGTTCAATTCAGCTTGTATTTCCATTAGCTGGTGTTGTCTTTGCCAACTCTGGTTACTTGCGCTGTTCGCGTTGAGTGCTCCCATTAGAGCTCCTCCTATTCCCATTATTGCTCCTATCATAATTATTTACATTTTCGCGCTTTGATGTTTCAAAGCGATATTCATATTACTAGATATTAAATTGTAGGTGCGTACTTTCGTGTATTATCCGGTAATTAAACCGGACAATACTCCGAAGTGCTTGTTACCTACAAGGCTTTGAAAATACCTTTTCAAACAGTTTAGTTTTCACTTGGTGACCCTCCGTTTGTTTTATTAGGTACATTCCCGAAATCTTCTGGCTTAGGTGCTATTTCCTTTTTTGCCGAATTTCTTGTTATTTTATCGTATGCGTCCATTGCAATATCGAATCTGTCTGTACGGATATTGTATGCTGGTAGTATTCCATCTTCTTTTGCTGTATAGATTATTGGTGCGGTGTCTGTGATTGGTTCACCGCTTTCCAGTACTCTTGCGCATTTTGTTTCAATGCTTTCGCCTTCATAAATTTCTACGGATTCTAGTCTTCCGTTGTTTTTTGTTGGTTTTGAATATTTCATAATGTTATAATTTTTATAGGTTAGGAATCTGTTTTGCACTGATTAGACGTCTTACTTTGATGTCAAATTTTGTTTGTACCCAAAAATTCATAGCGTCTAGGTTCGTGTCTGCAAAGATGTAATTGAATTTTACCGGGTCAATATAAGTTGTTAAATCTTCTATTTGACCTTCGTTATTCATTGAATAATTTCGGTTAAGTACCATGAAGCTTTCTGGCATTCCTGGCGCGAAGTTGCCAAATGTCCTGTTTACATTTGTCATGTAATTTATCCACGCCACAGTTTTTCCGGCTGCTGTTTTTACTAATGGTCCTCCGCTGGTTTTAATGTGGTCCGTCCACCATGCTCTTTCACCGTTTAATGAATCTTGGTATCCAATTCCGTCAAGTGCTGGTTTGTGCCAATCATTCATAGTGCTTAGATATGTATCCCATGTGTTGCCCTGTCCGTAGTCGATACGTGGCGTGATTGAGCATATACACATTATATAGCATGGTTCTGTTACTTTGATTCGAATGTGTCCGCCTTTTTGTCTTCCTGTTGTAACGCCTCTTCCTGCTAGTGTTCCTAGCGGTTCTTCTTGGCTTGCGCTGTTGCTTATTACCTCTTGGAATACGATTTCCTGGCTTACACCTCCTTCAAACATTGGGGTTTCACATCTTTCCATGTAGTTTCCGCCTGTGTATACTGTTTCCAGCCAATCTCTATAAGTACCTCCGCTTATTGCAATTCTGTTTAGGAAATTATATACTTTTTGTGCTAAATTTAGTGCGTCCATGGACAGTTTGCCGTCTGCTACGTCTACTGCACTTGCTTCGTTGATTCCGGTTACGCCTTCTATCCATTCGGTGTTGATCCAATTTTGATATATATCGCTGTTGTATGTTTTTAGGCATAGTCCATATTGTGTAAAGGCTGTGTTTAAAATATCTTGTGTGTTTCTCTTCGCAAAATTTGTGAATGGTGCAACGCTCGTGTTTTCGTTTGATATGTCAAATATTGTATCTCCCGGTGTCAGTAATATTTTATCTCTGATTGTGTCTAGGTTTTCTAGTGGATATTTTTCCAGAGATGTTCTTTGCGTTGAGTATATGCTTCTTACAAACCATGTTCCTCCGGCTGGTATCTTTGTTGTTTTTATGGTTACGATGTTGCTTGCTACCTCTGCGCTCCCTAATTCCTCTGGAGTCATTACGGTTGTTCTTCCGTATATGTTTTGTTTTACTATTAATTTTATATTATTTATTTTTACTCCTATTGCAACTACCTTTATGGTTGACGTTGAATTTATTGACCCTTGGCTTTCTATAATGTCATCTGGATTATTTATTGCTACATTATTGATGCTTATTGATAGTTTTGGAGATGTTCCAATTGTGTAGAAGTTTTCTTCCTGTGTGTTTGCGTAGTAATTTTTAAATATATCAAAATACGTTAATATAGGTAGCGCATTTTTACTTACTTCTCCTTCTCCGCTATTGGGTGTATTAGCGTATCCTCTGATACCTAGATAAGCTAGTAGACAACTTGGATTTATTTGTATCCATTGTGATTCCTCATTTGAGGGACTATCTGACAATGTTTTTATTTTCACTTTCATTTGTGGCAATTTTACTTGCTCCATATTCAGCCCTATTTTTGTTCGGTTATTGTGTAACCAACTATTATATAGTCTTACCGGTCCTGTATATATGTGATGTTCTAGTTTGAATGAACCGAATAAAGGTCCTGTTGTTGGATGTGTAAGTACGTTTGAATCGATATCGATATCGAATGTATCTCCTTTTTGAGCTACTAGGCATAGATTTGGAACTAGTGTTCCCGGACTTTGTGTATTTCTTACGATTGTTGATAAATCGTGTGTCGACATGTTGTAATCATGTAGACTTACGGACATTTTATTATTGTCTCCTATGGTATTTTTACCAATATTTTTTTGTATTCCCATGGTTTTTTTTATTTATTGTTGTTAGCAACTTCTTTTGTAGCTTTTTTTGCGGAGCGTTTTAATTTTTTTTCGTATTCGTCCGCTTCTTTGCAGGCATAAATCATTGCCGCAATTAGGTTCCAGTCTACAGAATTGATTTTCTCTTCTGCTGCTTCACGTGTTGGAAATTTTTCTGTTGTTGCCAAATGTTTTCCAATTACAATCATGTATTCTTTTTCTTCTTGTGTTGTTGGTAACACTTTGAATACATCTCTCATGTCGTTAAATTCTCTTTCCATTTTTTTAATAGTTTTTAGGATTAATATTAACATGTGTGCTATCAACGCTTGACGTTGCTTTCTGTTCCGTCTGCTGCGTTGCATTGTTGTTGTTCTTCGCTATACTCATACTCATTGTACACGATTGCACACATAAGGTCGTAATTATAGCAATGATTGCTGTACTGATAGCTCGGATAATTTCCACCCATTGATTACCTGTGATTTTCATGTTACCATAATTTTAATTGTTTTTGTTTCCAAATTTTTGCATCTTGCTCATCTTTGTCAAAAGTTTTTTCGCATATTAACCTCCTTTCTTGTTTTGTGAAGATATACTTTTTTGTAATAACATCTTCATCTAGTTCATAACAAGAAAGGAGGTTAATATGCGAAAAAACTTTTGACAAAGA